ATGGGTGAATGGCAGTTTGAAATCACTCAAGTTGCAGAGAATAATACATATTATGAATGGTTTCAATCGTATGATGTATTAGTTGGTAAGAAAAAATATGTTAGTGGTGTTTTAACAGATACCTATTTAGATCCTACTTACTGGGATTATAGTAAGACAACAGGAAAGTATAGAAATATTTTTCTGAATGAAAAGAAAAAAGAAACTGAAGCTAACCTTAAACAAGGTAAGTATAAATTAATTAATTTAAATTAATAGTTGACAAGGTTGAGTTGGCTATGATACTATATAGTTATAGGAGTTATAAATATGAGATGTTATATTTGTAATAGTTTATTATTAACAAGAGAAATAATAATAAATAAAACTACAAAAAAACCTGAACCATGTTCAGATTGTATGAATAAATCATTAGGAGATGATTTCTTACAGTATCAAAAAGGTAATGAAATCCAAGATGGTTCTTACTTGATTCCTTTTATTGATACAGCAGATGAAAAGGATTGACTATGAGAGTACACTCTGGTTTCGATGGGTGTGGTACAGGATATCAAGCTCTTAAAAATCTTGGTATTCCAGTGAGTAGGTACTATGCTAATGAGATAGATAAACCTGCAATCTCAATAGCGTTAAAGAACCACCCTGATATAGTACAGTGTGGTGATATAACCGATCAGTACCCACCCAATAACATAGATCTTATGATAGCAGGGAGTCCTTGCCAAGGTTTCTCATTTGCTGGTAAACAACTAGCGTTTGATGACCCAAGGTCTAAGTTATTCTTTGAATGGTATAAACTATTTGAAAAGATAAAACCTAAATGGTTTCTCTTTGAGAATGTTCGTATGAAACAAGAACACCAAGATGTTATTAGTAGATATCTTGGGGTACAACCTATTGAAATCAATAGTTCTTTAGTCTCTGCCCAGAATAGGAAGAGATTGTATTGGACTAACATACCAGTGACACAACCTGAAGACAGAGGTGTTGTCTTACAGAATATCCTTGAGAATGGTTTCTCTGATAGGAATAAGTCTCACTGCATAGATGCTAACTACTTCAAGGGTGGCAATCTAAAGTCATACTTTGAAAAGCATAGGAGACAGTTAGTCTTTAGTAATGAAGGGCTATGTCATGTAGGTGATGCTAATCTTAAGGGTCATGACTCAATCAAGAGAGTGTATCATCCTGAAGGTAAAGCTCCTACCTTAACAACCATGCAGGGTGGGCATCGTGAACCTAAAGTATTAGCAAACAATACAACATGGAGAAAGCTTACACCCATCGAATGTGAAAGACTACAAACCTTACCTGATAATTATACTGAAGGTGTAAGCAATACCCAAAGGTATAAGATGTTAGGTAATGGTATGACTTGTGCAGTAATAGAGCATATCTTGAAAGGATTATTATAATGGATATGAAAATAAAAACTACTAATAATATTTTAGTACCTATGAGTGGGGGCAAGGATAGTACAGCTTCTTTAATTCTTGCTCTTAATAATAACCCTAAAGAAAATATTGTTGCTGTCTTTAATGACACTGGATGGGAGCACCCATTAACTTATTCGTATTTAGAATACCTAAAAGAAAGATTAGGTATTGAAATTTATAAAACTCATGGTGGTAAACGTAAGGATGGGAAGAAGGCAGAGACTTTACCTGAATTAATTAAAGCACAAGGAAGATTTCCTTTTGGATTAGGTAGGTTCTGTACTACTCACCTTAA